GGCGCTTACAAATAGCTCCCGACTGTCAACAGGGATAACGATGTCATCCCCGAAGACGGCCACCTCTCCTACTAGAGACCTTATGTTTCGTAACGACGGGCGCATGCCGCGTGCAGTAAGCACACTCGCAATGGCTATCGAGAGAAACAACAAGGACTCGACCGGAAAGGTGCAGGCGTTACCCATTGTTGAGAACTTTCTCAACTCGATCTTGTCTGGCACACGAGGTGCCAGGTTTTGATCGATAAAACGGGTTCGCGATGCTTGTAAAGCTAGAAGTAACGACGCATTGCGCCGAAACATCTGGCCAACAGCATGACAGGTGACCCTGTCACTAGCTGCCGAAAGATCGACAGTAGCCAAGGTCTCATCCGATGCCCCAAGAAGGCAAAGAGACTGGTTAAGAGTTTGGTCATTGAATTTGACAAACTCTCCAATCCAGGATCTTCCACTTCGTACGGCAAAGTAGTGCCAAATGTTTTGTTGGCACCACTGATGCTCGCTCGGTTCCGCGGCAATAAGCCTCGGTCGCGAGTAGGACTTCGGAACAGCAACCATTCTAGCTGAAGGTTCTCGCGAACCAACACAGTTTGAAGAAGTTGCTCTGTCTGCCCAGCTCGCATAATTATGGAAACCATAATCGGCGAGTGGGAACGCGTGTTCCAAACGGTCACTCCAGTTCGACCAACAGTACTTGTTGGAAGGACCAGTGACCTCTGAAACAGCGCCCGGTCCGTGCCTGAACTTCCACATATTCGGATCGTAAGATCCGAGAGTGGAGGTAACGATACTTGACACGGAGTCAAGTTTCGCCAGGAAGACCGACAGTTGGTTACGCTCACGCGCAACCATAGAGTGTAACCGCTCTTGATACCTCGGTGATTTACCGTAACCATGGTAAGTCTCCTCGATGTCTTGAGTAGTTGGCCCTATTTGCTGCCAAAACTTTTCAGGTTCTGGTAACACACTGTCGACCGCGTAAAACTCCTCGACCTCCGTCGAGATGTTCTCAGCGGGACATGGGACTTTCGCTTTCTTGAAGGCAAATAAAATTTGCCGTAGGAAAACGATCGCCTCAACGTCATAGTCTTCCCTCAGGAGTCCAGTCTCGTGGAAGACGAGTAGGTAGAGTCCCCGAAGAAACTTCGGGATCACTACCCTGTTAGAAAACCTCTTCGTCAGAGGTAATCCTGACAGTCTGTACTCGCCAGCAGACAGGCACCTATCCAGGTGCTTGCCCACATTGGGCATGTCTACCAGGAAAACCG